TTAAGGTTTACCCTACTATGCTTCGTAGAGGTAGCTGACGCTCTGGTTATAAATTGACTTCGTATCCTGCCGGGCGGTAATGGTTGCGCCGACTAAGTCGCGAACTGGATCGCTGTAATTCTCCATTCTTAGCCATCGTTTGCGGCCTGAGATGAAGCTGTAGTCTTTGCAGAAAATCCAGCTCTTGTTATGTGTCGGAAGGCTCGAAGCGGCTGTGAAGGTGCTTGGGTGGTCGGTGCGTATCCAGTTGAGGCCCCAGATTTTTGGGTCTTCAGCGTTAAAGATTTTCTCTCTCCACGTTGACAATGCAACTGCGGGGAATGTGGTTGTGTCCAGCATTGGTCCTTTACGCAGCATGTTGTAGTTGCTTAGGAGGTGGTCGGGTCGTGCACCTGCGAAGTTTGTTATAATCATGTCGTAGCCGCCGCTTAAGTTTGCGAGGGTTGTGCTGTTAGAGCCCATTGAAGCTACGGTGTTTAATGTTCCGTCGCCGTCGCTGCATGTCACCATGTCTGCAAGGACACGTTTCGCGGATTCCTGACCCATTTGGTCGCCTGCCATACGCACATGCACATCAATCAACGCGAACTGGTTGTCTTCAATTAGGTCGTTGCCTATGTTGAAGTTGATGCCGAAGGTTCTTGTGAAGTCCAAGGTTGCTTTGGTGAACGCGATTTCTTCTTCCACTTGCTTTGCGCCTGAAGATACAACATGGGGTTTGTAGCTGCCGTATTTTGCTATGTCAACATCTAAGGTTGCGCCGGGTATTTCTGAGGCTGGTATGACAGCCATTGAAACTTCGTTGATTAGGTCAGGCACTGCTGCGTAGGTTGCGAGGGTGCTGTAGATTTTCAGCGGAATCAAATAAGCCGCGCCTGATAAGCCTGTGGTGGATGATTTAGCTAAGAATTCTTTAATCATTCTGCTGAGCGGAACGGTTTTAACGGTTTCTGCGAGTTTGTTAGCGTCATCCTGCCCTAACGCTTGAATACGCTGCTCTTGCTGCTCAGTGCCTACACCGAATAAGTTTGCTTCATCATGGTCGTAAACTGCGTGATCTTTCTTTACGCGGAAGGATTCAACGATGTCTTTGTACTCTGCTTTCTCAAACAGAGCTTGGGTTTCTTGAAGTGACAACATTGTGAGGACCTCTTAGATTCCTTTGCCTACGAATACGATGATGGAGTCGCTGCCTGCTGTTGAGGCTTGAAGTGCCATGCCAAGGATGTAGCTTGAGCCGCCGAAAGCGCAGAGTTTCGCCACTGCCGTTATCGGGTTTGTAGTGACTTGGGTGGGTGTTGCGCCTGAAACAACGTATTTGCCTGCCGCTTGGCTTGTGCTGCCTGAGTCTAAGGTTGCTTTGTAGAGTCCATACGCGAGCACTGGAACGGCTTCTCCTGCTGTTGCACAGGCTTTGAGCGCGATTCCCCATGAGTCGCCTATGGATGCGCCTATCTGCACTATTAGCTGCGACGCTGTGTTTGTCGCGTAGCTTTTGACGCATGCGCCCTCTGTAATGTTAGCGTCGTATGCGTTACACATGATGGTTAATCCATCAGTTAATCTGCCAGACTGTTCTGGCCACCAATCAGTTGCCATATTTTATGTTTCTCCTTTTTGTTTTTATCCACCCTCTCGGATGGGTAACTTGTTAGTTACTTGGAATATGTGAATTAATGATTAGGTTAATAGAAAAAGCCGAACCTGCTTAAGATTCGGTTAAGACAAATATGCTGTCGTTGTAGAGGCAAATGTTTGCTTGGCGGAACGAAACCACTGCACCAGCAATATCGTTTACTGGGTCGCTGTAGTTTTTAATTTCCATCCACCGTTTACGCCCAGTCATCAACGCGTTGTCGCGGTCAAACACTAACGTCACGTTTTTGGTGAATGCTGCACCTGGCCAAATGTCGCCTGAGTCATGCAGGTCGGGGCTGTTGCTTAAGAGCACATCTAAGGTGCCGACTTTCAAGTTGTATCCGGGCAATGGTTCCAGCGGGTGCCATGCGACTGTGCCTGAGTAGTTGCCGAGTGCGTCTCCCCATGCGGAGCCTGTTGCAACTAAGGTGTTTGCGTTAAACTCGTCTTCTGCTACGCCTAAAACTGCGGAGACAACATCTGAGCCTGCTGATCCTGCCCAAACAGTTGTGCCTGAGCCTGCGGCGTGGCTGTTTACTGTGCCGTCGCCGCCTGTGCCGGTCTTCAAAGTTTTCAACGCGATGTCTGTTGCACGTTTGCCCACGGCTTTCGGGGCTTGCATAACGTTCCATTGTACGATGCCGAATTGGTTATCTTCAATTAGGTCTTCGCCGCCTAGGATTGGTATGCCGTAGCCTTCAGGCTTCAAAGTGTTCTGTGTGAATGAGGGCTGGATTTCCTTTAGTTTTCCGCCGCCTACAAACTTCTTCGGTGCGTAGGTTCCGTCTTTAGCGATGGTTACTGTTAAGTTTCCGCCTTGCCATGGTTCAACCATTGCGGCGCTGATTAACGGGCAAAGGTCATATTTCTTTGAGGCATAGATGAGTGTGTCATAAAGTTTTGTAGCGACAAGATAGTCTGCATGGGGGGTAGTTTGCCCAATCATCAGGATTTCAGCGAGGCTTAAGCGGTCAAGGGTTTCTTTAATTTGCAGTTGATCTGTGGTGGGTAAGCCTTTGTAGATGTTGGCATCTTCGGGGTGCCAGCCTGCTTCGTTGCTGGCGGAGTCTAAGCAATGCATAATTTCTTTACGCTGCTCTGCGGTTTTACTCATTACTTCTTGAATGCTGAACATTTTATGGTTTCTCCTTCTGTTTTAACGGGTCTTCCGTGATAGCTTGGTTGCTTGCTGTCTCCAAGATTCTGCTGTGCCCCTTAAAGCTGCTTTGACGGTGGTCGCGTTCATTCTCTGCGAGCACCTTAGTTTTCTCAAGGGTTTAATTCGCGGTTTTCAGTTCAGTCTGTGTAGATTCAGATAGTTTCTTTGTGGCTTCCAATTCCCGTTTGGTTTCTTCCAGCTGCTTGCGGAGTTCGCCGCTGTTTCTATCAGCGACTGCCAGGAGGGAATCAAAGTCTTTCTTTTGCGATGTGACTGTTTCTGTTAATTGCTTAACGGTTTCTTTGAGGCCTGTAACTTCTGAGGTATTTTGGGCGGCTAAACTGAGGTATTTCTCTGTGATGTCTTTGATGGCTAAACCCTGCTCGGTGAGGCTGGTGCGCCAAGACATATCGTCTTTAGGTATGTTTGCAACTGCTTCCCGCAATACTTTATCATCGTAAACAGGCACGTTGTTGATTGATGCAGTGACTTTCTGGAAGCCTTCATTAACTGAATCAGCGAAAGATGCAATTTGTGTTCTCCAGCTGAGGTCATCTTCAACTATGGTGAAAGGCTGGCTAAGGTACTCTATGATTTCGTTTGTCGCCGTTGTGACTGCTTTAAATGTTTCATCAAGCTCTTTCTTTTCCTTAATAATTTGGGTCGCTTGGCCAGACTCCACTAGGTCACTTGTGAATGTGGGTTTAACAAATTCTTTGAAAACAAGTTTGTTTATTTTCGCTGCTTCTTTTATAGTGATTTGTTTAGGAGTTTCCTTAGAGGTTTCAAGAGTGATCTGAGGTGCTTTCTCCTTCAGGTGCGGTTCATCTTCTTCCTTTGGCTTCTCGTCGATAGGCTCTGTTTTAGATAGTTCTTCTTTCACGGGTTTACATTCTTTGTTGGTGCATTCTCCCTCTGCATTCAACGGTTTACCGCATGTGAGGCAATTCGTTATTTCCTTTGCAGATGCGGGCACACCGGGTTTAGCTGGTGCTTCTGACTCTTTTAATTTGATTTCTGCAACACTTCCGATGGCAAATGTTGGACGCGGCTGTAATCCAATTAAGTTGTTTTTAGACATGTATTCTTGTTCTTCCTGTACTGTTTTTGTTACTGTTTCAAGTAACCGTGAAAAACCGTTAAGAGTCTCCATAACGGTTAAGGTTGCGTTTGGCACGCCGGGGGTTGCAGGTGAAGTCACAATAGAGAGTGCGCGTCCTTTCATCTGTGAGGGAGCGGCGGTCATGGGTTTAAACTCGACTTCAGACATGTGCTTCTGGAATAGGTTGTTGTCTGTGAAGCGTTGTTTGCAGACGGGGCAGCAATCGTATAGGTAGTCAGCTTCGATGCTGACGCTGCGGACTTTGCTTTTTGCCGGGTTCTGCGCGTACAGCTTTAACTCGGCAACCATTGCGGGGTTCCAAACTTCCGCCACATACTCCATGCAGCCGTCAGCGTCGTATGCCATCCACTGGACTTTGCCGATGTGGTTGCGTTTTTCACGCCAGTCCTTATGGTTCTCCGTGATGGGTTCCTCTATGAAGCTGGATGCGCCTTGGTCAAGAGTTTTATCCAGGTAAAATCTTTGGTTGCGGCTCAACGTGTTCTTTCGTACTGCTACGCCTTTGATTTTAACGGTGTTTTTATCGGTGGATTTAACAGTGAATTCTGGGCTGAGCCAGCTGAAAGATTCAACTATTGTGGTGGTCAATCTGTTTCGTTTTCTCCAAGTTTATATTCTAAATAAGTTTTGAGTGCTAACAGGAGTTGAGGTGAAAGTTTAGTTGTGGATGCAGGTTTTCTGTGTCTGGGCTGCATGTAGCCGCCGACTTGGGTGACTGTTGGCGGCGGTGTTGGGGGTGTTACGCTTCCGTAGCTTCCCCAATAGTTCGGGTCAAAGTAGTGCACACCGAAATATGATTTGGCAAAGTAGAACGGGTCGTTACCCGCAGGCAGTGAACCAGGTGCGCCGTATTTTCCCCAGTAGCTTTTGCCCCAGTATTCTACGCCAAAATAGTTGCTTGGGAAATATTCCGTTTGCATTGTTTATCACGTGACGTCGGTTGTGATTGCTGTGCGGTTTCCGTTTGCGTCAACGGTTGCAGTTGTGCGGTTTTTGGCGTCTGTAGTATCTCTGAAGGTTAAGGTTGATGTGCCGCCTCCGCTTAGTTTACCCGCTAATCCCGAGACAGTGAGTCTTAATGCTTGCTGCACTGTTAATGTGCCTTCGATAACGCCTGCTAATATGTTGGCTACTGAGGGAACTGCCTGTAATTGATGCTTTCTGTAGTGCGCCGAAGTCTATGTTGTCCTGTGCTTTTATCAAGGCGTTTACGTTGCTTGAGCCGTCGAAACCGAATTTAGCGAGGGTTGTTGAGTGCGAGGTGTTTGAGGGGTTGCCGAGGATTGCGCCGATGGTTGCTGTTCCGCCCGTGTTAGTTATAACTCCAATTTTATCCGTCATCGTTTTAATATCGCTGGATTTTGCATCGCAGTTAGATGCTAACGCGACTGCGCCGCCTGATAGGTTATCGATGTAACCTGCTCTTGCAGATGTGATTAAGTCAGCGGTTCCTAAATCGAAGGGATG